GATGCAGGCAATGTTTCTGTCCGAGATGAGAGAGGGAACTGGCTAGATATAAATGCACCCATAAATAACCAGACAATAAGTAATGCCAAGCAAGCAATAGAAGAAGATATGGATGCGCGGTATGGCTTTGAAGAAGGTGTGAGTCCAGTTCAGTTTGAATCCTACACCCTCCCAGGCGGCGAGGACTACCAGGAACTGACGATCTCGATGAGATCAGCACAGTCTCAGTACGACCGACGATTGGCAGAGATTGCTGACAAGCATGGACGGCTAGACAACCCTGATGGTTATGCCAACTACGCTGACCCAAATGAAGTTGCAGAACTAACCGCATTAGCAGAAAAAGTTATTCAAGAAAAAGATGATCCACTAGGGTTTATGTCTCACGCCTACGACGAACCCAACATTCTTGTCTGGACTCGCTTCAATACACGACGCGGTCCCAACGGCGAGAAGATTCTGTTCATTGAAGAGATACAGAGCGACTGGCATCAGAAGGGAAGAGAGCAAGGGTACAAGGGGGAGTCTCTCGCCCTGCAATGGATCAAGAAAAAAGATCCCAATGGATTTGAGGGCGAATACTACGAGGCGAAAGCTCCTAATGGTGAAACTCTTTGGATAGGGGAGCGACCCGAGGGCTGGTCGGGGGGGGTGGAAGGAGGCGAATTTGTGACGGGGGCGGTCACGAAGGACGTTGCGATCAGGGAATTGAAGGAAGAGGCTCAGAATTTCTTTGAGCCAAAGTATTTGGAGGGAGTCCCCGACGCACCTTTCAAGAAGACTTGGCCCGACCTCGCTCTCAAGCGTTTGATTGGTTACGCAGTTGGTCAAGACTTTGACGGCATTGCCTGGACTACTGGTGAGCAGCAGGCTCGACGCTACGAGAAGATTGTTGCTGAGAACGTAGACGAGATCATTGTCACCATGAACGAGCGTGGCAACTACACACTTGGCGCAATGCGTCAAGGCCGTGGTGAGACTTGGGATGTTCAGGAACGCGAACTGAACGACTACATCGGCAAAGAAATGGCAACCGAGGTTCGTGACCGCATGGCTGCGGGTGAACGATCTGTAACCATACCTACCGAAAACTTCAGGGTTGGCGGTAAAGGCATGGAAGTATTCTATGACAACATTGTTCCGCAAGCAGCCAACAAGATTGGCAAGAAGTTCGGAACAAAGGTTGAGCGTCAAGAAATGGAAACCGGCACACAGCCCACCTTGCTGTTCCCTGAAAAGTTGAAAGGTGCTGTGCCTGAGTTCACTCAATTCGCCGCTAGACAGCCCAAGCGTACACCGTCCAAGAAAGAACAAGTCCGTTGGCTAACTGGTCAACGTGATAGAGGCACACCGGAGTCGAGAGAACTTCGGCAACAACTTGAACTGGAAGAAAAACTTTCTGCTATAGCATCAGATCCGAAGCAGGCTACACAAATTGCAAGAAAACTTTCTGAAGAAAAACGAAGACTTGCAGAAGATGCCAAGATAAAAACAGAAAAGCAAAAAGAAAAATACACGACTGCTGCCAAAGGGTTGTTGCAAACAGCACGAAACCGATTGGAAAAGTTGAAGGCTGGATACAAGGACATTGAAAAAATGCGACGAGAGTTGCGTGGACTCATGGAAGAAAGATTGTCGCCCAGGGTCCGTGGCAACTACCTCGCAATGCTTACGAACGTCCGAACCGAAAAACAAATGAAGGTGGCGTTGCAACGAATTATCCTTGCAGCCGCTAAGTCGGGCTGGTCAGACGAAGTCAACCGATACCGCCGTGCTGTCAAGCGTGTAAACCGACACAAAAAAATTCCAAGTAAAACGGAACAAGAAGAAAACGTTCCAGCAAAATTGAAACGCCTTATTGGATCTGGCAAATCAATCAGCGAAGAAAAAGTTTTAATCGCATCAGGCCCAAACAAGGGCAAGAAGATAAATCGAAAGAAAGTTATCAGTGGCGTCGAAAACAATGTAGACCTGACACTTCAACTTGCGAAAATTACCGACGAAATCCTTGAGACCCTGGTGGACGCACTTGAAACTAAGCGAGTTACCAAAGAGGGTCGCGGCATAGAAATTCAAAAAGCGATAACAGAAACCGTCGATGACATTTCTGAAAGCCGCAAACTGCTTAGGCGTACAGTACGCGCTGGTGGCGAAAAGATGTCTGCTCGTGACGCGCAGGAACGTATTACAACTAGCCTGTACAAGCGTGCCTTGTTGTGGCACAGGCAAATTCCAAACATCGTCAAGGTTATTACAGGAAAGCCGGACGGCAACTCTGTGTTGCACAAGTTGTTCGTTGATGATTTCCGTAGTGCCGAGTCGAAGATGGAAAAACGCAAGCACGAGATTATTCAGGAGCTTGAAAAGGCAGCACTAGATGCAGGCTTCAAGAGCCTCGAAGACGCCACAGTAAAACTGGACGCTTCGCACGGCTTGGGGCTTTCTGGAAAACTAATCAAAGTCAAACTAGGTGGGCAAACAATACGACTCTTGCCTGGAGAATTGTTACACCTTGGGCTAATGGACCCCGACACCGTCGAGCAAATAATCAACGGAAATGTTCCACTCAAAGTTGCAAGAGGTGGTGAGTCAGCGGTCGCACTTGAAAACATTACAGAAGAAGAATTTGCCGACGCCGTCAAACAAATAGATCCGAATCATTTGAGGTACGGCAACAAGCTCAAAGAGATCATGAATTCTTTGCAGCCCGATATGTTCCGAGTGCTTAGGAATCTTCAGGGGTACGACCCGGAACTGGTCATTGGTTATTTCCCAGTTTCACGAGACCTTTCAGAGACCAAGTTTGGTTCTGAACAAGACATGAAGGACATGTTGACGGGTAAAACTGGAATGAATTCGGTTGCGGTGTTGTATGCAGAAAACTCAGGCCAGACAAAGAGTCGAGTGGCAAACAAGAACCCAATTTTTATCAAGCCTGCAACAAACACGTTTAGCCAACACGTTGATACAACTCTGCGAATTATCTACATGGCTGAAGCGGTTAGAGCCGCTGACGCAGTTACAATAAACGCTGATGTAAAAAATGCAATCGTCGGCAGGTACGGCGCACAAATGTACCAAGCCCTTCGAAGGTATTTGGCAGAAGCCTCTGGTGTCAATGATCCCGAGCGTGGCGGAATTGCTAGGTTCTTTAGCGCAATGACCAGCAACTTGGCTGGCTCATACATTGCTTTGAATCCTGGCACAATGATGATTCAGTTCTCTGGCATTCCTCGACTTATTGGTCGTTTGGATTTTAAAGACATCGTTGCGGGTATTGCTTGGGCGACGGCAAACATGCGAGGGTTGTCGAAACAACTTGAACAAAGTGGTTACTTCGCAGAGCGGTGGTCTCGTTCTACCATCACGCGGTTCGGCCCACAGAAATATGGTGGACTGGTCCCTGTCAACAAGGCAGGGTTTGAGCGTGGAGTAAAGAGTGCTTTGGCGTCGTTGGCTCGTTTGGATTTGAAATCAGCGAGTCGATCCTGGCAATCGGCAAACGATTCAATTCAGTTCTTGGACGCGATTGACAGGTACATTGTCGGTATTGCGTATGGTGCGTGGCGTTCGAAAGCAAAGCGAGAATCTCCTTTGTTGTCAGAACAACAGTTGCATGAGCGAGCGTTAAGAGAAGCGGAAGTAGACATACGCGAAACGCAGAACAGCAGCAGCCCCTTGGATCACTCAAGTTCTGCATCTTCGTGGAGACGAAACGCCATTGGTGAGTCGTTCCTGCTTTTCTCTTCTGATAGGTTCACGTTACTCAACCGACTTGCACACGGAAAACGATTGTTGCTTCAGGGCAAGAAAAGAGAAGGCGCAAGGATAATTACTGGATCACTGATGTCGATGGCATCGGAAGTTCCAATTCGATATATGTACGCCTCAATGCTTACAGCGGCGGCAACAGCGTTGTTTGTCGATCAAGACGATGATCGAAAACGAGCAGAGCGAGCAGCCGCAGCCGAGGAATACATGTGGACTACCATAGTTCGCTCGATAACAGGAATCAGTCCTATCTTTGGTGGCATCATTGAAACAGCAGGATCAGTGTTTGTAGACAAGATGTACTCTGATGCTTTCCTAAGTTCTGCCGCTGGCGACGCCATATCCAACATTGCCAGAAACGGTAAGCGTGCCGTCAATGAATTCATGAAAATGACAGACGACGAACAGGTAGCGTCGGTTGAGGTTGCCATATCAAGCACGGTAAACATGCTGAGTCAAATGGCTGCAATTACGACTGGCAATCCTTTCCACCCGCTTGTCAATAAAGGAATGCGTTCTTGGGCTGGAACTGGAAACGATCCGGTTAGCGACCTTGACAAACTAGACGCCTACTACCAGGACTACATGAACGTAGAGTCAGAAGAAAAAGGTCAACTGGAACTAACGCCGGAACAGCGGGCCTACGCTGAGAAACTGGCCGTTGAGAATGAGTTCATTCAGAGAGAGATGAGAAAGCTACGCAAAGACCTGAAACAAGCAATGGAAGATGAATCCGAAGGCTACAACATGGACGCTGAAATAAATCGCCTTTTAAAAGAAATGGCAGAGCAAGAACTTGAGGCCATGAGGGTTTTAGGCTACAGCGAAGACGATATTCAAGACTTTGCTGATGAAAAAGGAATAAGCATTGGAAGATGAATAACAGTGGTGCGGGGAGGCGGCACTGCCTAACGCAAGGATTGCGAGCGGCACGTTGGAAGATGTAAATCAGTTTGTCCATCTAATAGAAACCCTGGGCTTTCCCATTTTCATGAGTGGGTTGCTGATCTTTGTGTTGTACTTGATGCTTCGTTGGATGATGAACATCTTGCTTGCAAAGATACAAGCCCTGTGGGACATGACAGTCAAACTTATCGACCGAGTCCGATCTTTGTCGGATTCAATTATCAAGTTGGAAACGATGGTCCGCCTGATGCGAGACCTCGATCCCGACTACACCGACATGGGAAAAATTGATCCCAAGGATCGACGAAAAGGTTGATGTGTCATGGAAGACAAATCATTCCTCGCGTTCTCTTGTGTACACGCACCACTGCATGATCCCGAAGCGGTCGATTGGCTGTGTGGACAAATCGCAAAGCATCAGCCTGATTGCGTGGTTCATCTTGGGGATGGTATGGAAATGGCGTGGGCCTCAAAGCACGCCGACATTGAGAGCATAGACGCCGATCAAGAGTACGAGGCTCACAACAAGATCCTTGCTCAGATCAGGAGAGCGTCACCGGACAGCAGGCGAATCTTTCTTCCAGGCAATCACGAGTGGAGACTTCACAGTCCTCATATCGATCCGCGTGTGAAGAACGCGCTGCACTGGGAAAAACACCAGCCAGAATTTGAGCATTGGGAAACCCCGATCAAGTACGAGAACTGTAGACACCGGGGCGTGTTTCGACTTGGTCAGGTTGTCTTCTGTCATGGGTTCGCAACCAGTCACTCAGCGATACGCAAAGAGGTCTGCTCTCTGACTCGTGAGTACGGCCTCTACGTTCATGGGCATACTCATCGACCAACGCAGCCCGGCCCGCCCGAGAGAATCAAAGGTGGCGTCTCTTGGCCCTTGAACTGGTGGGTGGCGAATCCTGGCTGTCTTAGGGATCTGGCTCCTGACTGGGCCTCCAAGTGTGACAAGACGCTGTGGGGTCAGGCGTGTGTTATCGGTCGCGCCCAGTTGCTCAAGTCGCCACGAACACGCAAGTGCTGGGAAGCGGAGACGCAGGTGTTCCGGACCTATGATGAGTGGAGCGAGTCTCGATGAGCCATCCAGAAAAGATTGCTCTGGTTGAATGGATCGACATCGAGGACTGCACAAGTCCAGCCTGGGTCACCCAGCGAGAGGCGAAGCGGGACGCGAAATCTGAATTCAAACCCTTGTACAGCATGGGGTTCGTGGTCTTTGAGGACGACGAGAAAATCTGTCTCGCTTCGACCTGGGGGCCAGATACCAGCGGGGTTCTCAAGCTCCCCAAAGGGGTGTGCCGGTCGATTGAGTACTTGGATTTGTGAACAAACTGTACTAAATCGTACTAAATCGTACCAAATCGTGTACCATCTACCCCATCGGAAACAAACAGCCGATGGGGCTGTCTATTAGCGAGGAGGCTATTGATGATTGTTCTTGTTTCACTAGCAGCGTTTGTTGGGATTGCCTTGCTGTGCATGACTATTAACGCGGTGATGGATGTTTTCAAATGAAACCAACAGAATTCAGTTTGATATTGAATCCAGACTCGATTGCTTTCGAGCAGTACCCGCAACTTGAGATTGCGAAAGTGTTGCGAGAAACCGCTGTGGCTCTGGAGCAGGCCCACCCGTTCGAAAACGGTTGGAGCCGAAACATACGAGACACCAACGGAAACACTGTCGGTGTCGCTCAGTTCAAGCATCTAGTGGAGGCGAACGATGCCAAGCGAATCGATTGTCAGGGGAATGAGTGCGAAACGATACCATGCAAGGAGCGAGGTCTCATCGAGTCATGTCCGCTCGATGCTCCGCTGCCCGCAACTAGCTATGTACCGCCAGCACCACTCCCAGGAGAGCAAGGCTCTGAGGATCGGGGAGGCAGTACACACGGCGATTCTGGAACCGAAGAGGTTTCTGAAGGACTACAAGTGTGCGCCGAGTGTGGGAAAACAATTGAAGGCGGACAAAAAGATCCACGCGGACTTTGCAACGAAGTATTCGACTGCAAGCATCCTGAGTCCGAGTGAGTACGATCAGGTCTTGAGAATTCGTGACGCTGTTACTAATCACAAGACAGCGTTCGAGTTGCTTGATTACGACAATCACGAGGTGAGTTTGTTTGCTCGTGATGCGAAGCGTGACCTGGGCCTGCGTTGTCGTTGCGACATTTTCAAACCAAACTACATCGCTGATATCAAGACAACGAGCAGCGGTGGGGCAGAGCCTTGGGCGTTCACGAAAAGCGTGACGAAGTACGGATACCACATACAGGCGGCGTTCTACCAGAAGGTTGCTGCTGAGATTATCGGTGGCGTTTTTCTTCCGTTTCGTTTCATTGTTGTGGAGAAGGCTGCGCCGTACCTTGTTGGTGTTTACGAATTGGAAAACAAGTTCATTGAAATTGGAAAGGCAGAGGTCGAGCGTGGTCTCGATCTTGTTCAAGAAAGCATTGTCGGTGGTGTAACCGACAACAAAGACGGCTATGGACTAGGCGTTCAGCGACTGGCGACGCCAGGATATTTGGAGGCAAGCGATGAGTGATTTGGTTTTACATAACAATCAGCAACTGCCCGTGAAGGAAGTTGCGCAAATCTTTGCATCATCAGGGATGTTCCCTGACGCGAAGTCCGCTGCGGAGGTTGCGACCAAGTTGTTGGTTGGTAGGTCGCTTGGTATGTCGGACTACGACTCGATGGCTGGATTTCACATCATCAAGGGCAAGGTGAATTTGTCAGCGAATTCGATGGCGGCTGCTATCAAGAAAAGTGGACGATACAACTATCGCGTCACAGAACACACGAAGCAGGTTTGTTCTATTGAGTTCTTTGAGATGTTCAACGACAAGTGGGAGCCGGTTGGTGTTTCAACATTCTCTGTTGAAGACGCGAAGCAGGCTGGTCTTGGTGGCGACAACTGGCGGAAGTATCCCAAAGCGATGCTGTTTGCTCGTGCTATTTCTGCTGGTTACAAGATGTATTGCCCTGACGCATTTGGGATGGCCGCCGTTTATGTTGAGGAGCATGGCGAAACCGAGATCCCTGGTGATGTGGTAGAGGCACAAGAAACGGAGAGAAAAAAGGTGTACACCGACGACTACGACCGGCTCAGGCAACTGTGCGCTGATTTCAAGTCACGAACCGGGAAGGAATGCACGGGCCGCATGTGTCAAAAATACGGCGCGGAAAGCATCGACGACTTGCAGCCAGATCAGGTTGCCGAGGCAATTCAAATTCTCAACGAAAACATGAAAGGAAACTCAAGTGAGTGATAAGCATAAGATCGCGCTCTGGAAGAACGAAAAGAAGAACAAAGAGACTCACCCTGATATGACTGGTAAGGCAGACTGTCCCTGCTGCAACGAGAGCTTGCGTGTTGCGATTTGGGTACAGCCTGCTGATCCCAACAACCCTAAGAGACCACGACTGTCGGGCGAGCTTGAACCTGCGGAGCCGAGGAACGAGGAGCGGAAATCCAGCAGCAACGACCTGCTTGATGAGGTACTCGAAGAGGTCGGCACAGTCGAGCAGGTTGAAGCGAAAACCACTGTCGTGACCGACGACAACATCCCATTCTGAGGTAACGATGACA